ACCTAACAGACGTTTTATTCAGCAGGGTATGTATCTACCTAGTATCACTGGTGAAGTGATGGGCGAGATTGTATGGGCAGTTGACTGCTCTGGTTCTATTGGACAGAAACAGATAGACCAGTTCGCTACTGAAATCATCAAGGTATGGGAAGATCATAAACCTACCAAGACTCATATCATCTACTTCGATAGTGAAGTGAGTCACTATGATTGCTTTGGTCAAGACGATAGACCAGAGATTAAACCACATGGTGGTGGAGGTACTGCCTTCTCACCAGTATTCAATTACATGCAAGACAAGGATATAAATCCAGTGGCTTGTGTGTTCCTAACTGACCTCTACTGTGATGACTTCGGTACTGAGCCTGATTGTCCAGTACTGTGGGTTACTACAGATGCAGAGGTAGCACCATTCGGTGAAGTTGTAAAAATGGAAGGAGTAAACTAATGGCAACAGTTAGATTTTCAGACCAACTAAAAGGTGAAATACGAGGCAAAGCTAAGGCTATGTTTCAAGACAAGATAAAGCAGGCAAAAGATAACGTGCCTGCTCATTGGGCAGACAAGGTGTATGAATGTTTCTTTCCTGCTGATGTACGGCAGAAGATGGCATCACTGCCAGACTATGTATTGCGTAAGCAAGAGCATATTGAGATTACTGGTTGGGCTAATGCACCAGAGGATGTATGGCAGAGTGGTGATTACACCCATCAGACATGGATGTTGTGTCAAGCTGTTAGGTTATCGTTCAGTACGCCAGTGTATTGGGTTAGTAACTTTGACAGTGCGCCTACTGGATTTAAGTCATCATACAACAGTGGTAAGTTTGACTATGAAGACTCACGTTGGGATTGGTTGAAACCAGAGTTCAAAGAATACAATCGCAAAGTCTTTGAAGCTATCAACAAACAGGAAAAGTTTCTGTCATCTGTCAACAAGTTGATGGATACATACACTACACTTGCACCTGCTCTCAAAGCATGGCGACCACTGTGGGATTTGCTACCAGATGAAGCCAAGGACAGACACAAGACTGTCAAAGAACGTAAGGTAATCAAGGCAGAGGAGCTAGACCTTGACCTTAATGCAATGACTAGCGCCGTGGCACTAAGTAAAATAACTAAATAAGGAGGTATATATGACAAGAAGTTATTTTGGTAAACCATTGATAGAAGACTACGCTGAGTGTGAGCGTAGGTTTTCTACTGCAAGACACCCAGAAAAGGGTAAGCCTATACGACAATGGTGTAGGCTATACAAGAACCAAGATGTGTACGAGTTGAGGTACGTAGCTTGGCGAGGTGAAAACGTTGATGTGATAGCTGAGTTTCACCCAGATGGTAGGATTGTACTGCCATCTGATAGCCTAACATGGCAAGCTATGCACGCATCTTTATCCGCTGCTTTACATGGGGCAATACCTATAGTTACCCAACGGATTGGTAAAGCTAGGTATCGTATCGGCCATACTACGTTCTTGGATAACAACGTAGAAGAGACTGACCCACTAGCAGGTGGTACTAATTGGTACAGTGATTGGTGGGATTCATTCAAGAAGAATGGAACAGAATACTTTGCAGGTATGACGTTCAACAATGATGGTGTATGCATCAATCCACAGTACGCTACCACTGGTGAGATTGACGCAGAAAAACGTAAGACATGGCTACGTTTACTCAGACGATTCAAGCGTGGATTAAAAGCAAGAGCCAAGGTAGGTGCATTGCAACAACACGCCAAGCGTATCTATGACAAGCACGTAGAGTTGGAACGTAAGGGTCAACATCGTTGGCAATGGCAGTTACCTAACTGGCAATCAAAGAAGTATTACGCTATGCTCAAGGAGACTATGCAGACTAATGAGTTTACACCAGAGTTCCTTGAAGCCTTCGTTGAATCAGCTACGCCTAATACCTATGGCAATCAGATAGCTACAGATGCACACATCTTACAATACGTTGACACGTTGATGAATGACTTGTCGTATCAGCTACGTAAAGATTTCGGTGTGTTTATTACCGAGCCTAGAAATGCTGATGGAAAGGTAATACAACGATGACAGTTATTGCATGGGATGGTGAGGTACTAGCTACCGATACCCAATGTACGTTGGGTAATGCCAAGTATCAATCACCTAAAGCGTGGTACGGAACTATAGGTACTAGTGTTTGTATCTTGAGTGGAGTGGGTACTCTTAAGAATATACACAGACATAAGGAGTGGGTCATGAAGAATGACCCTTCCATTGAGTTCCCTTATCGTGAATTAGAAACTCACTACTATCAATTTATCCTTGTAACTAAGAACGGATTACTACGTTACGAGGGTACACCTTACCCCATAGAACATGGGGTAAACGCTTGTGCATTTGGTGAAGCATCTGACTTTGCCTATGGTGCATTAGCTATGGGGGCTACGGCAGTAGAGGCTGTCCAAGTAGCTATCAAATACTCTCATCAATGTGGGGGTAATGTTGAATCATATTCGTTATTGAAAGGAGACGGACATGAGACGAAAGAAATCTAAATCTGAAAAGGTGTGGGCATATCTGATTGAACACCCAGATGCCAAAGCTAAAGATGTAGCTAAAGCGTGTGGTTGTACAGCTAAGTATGTTTACAACTTGCGTAGCCAAGTGGGTACACCGAAAGAGGTACTCGTTAAGTCTAAGGTGCGCATGCGTACAGAGATACTAACATCTGCCAACGAGTTGGTGAGTGATAAGCGTGAGCATGAACACGGCGACTTTGCAAGTAACGCTTTTATGATTGCTAATTACTGGAACACTCACTTGGGTTTGATTGATTTCATCAAGCCTACTGATGTACCTACCATGTTGGCATTGATGAAGATAGCAAGGTCACACCAGAAACCACAGAAGGCAGACAACTATCGTGATGCTTGTGGTTACTTGGCGTTAGCTAGTGAAATAGCGAGTGCATCTGAATGAGTATTATAACTATAGACTTTGAAACCTACTACAGTAGGGAGTTCTCGTTGTCGAAGATGACAACAGAAGCCTATGTACGTGACGATAGGTTTGAGGTCATTGGGGTTGCTGTCAAGGTAGATGGCAACCCTACCACATGGTATGCAGGTAGTGATGTGGGGGGTTTCCTAAACGATATCGACTACACTGACCATACTATATTATGTCACAACACTGCGTTCGATGGTGCGATACTGTCATGGCTATATAATATAAAGCCAAAGTTTTGGTTCGATACTATGCTTATGACTAGACCACTGGTCGGGCAGACCATCGGTGGCTCACTCAAAAATCTCGCTATACATTATAATATAGGGGCGAAGGGCGATGAAGTTTTCCACACGCTCGGCAAACGCAAGTCGGACTTCACACCACAAGAGCTTGACAGATTCGGCGATTATGCAATCAATGACGTTGACCTTACATACAAGCTATTCAAGAAAGTATCTAAAGGTTTCCCAGTAACTGAGTTGATGGTGATTGACCAGACCATTCGTATGTACACAGAACCTACGATTGAACTGGATAAGAGTACTCTTGCGTCTCACCTGGCAGCAGTGCAGACAAACAAAGCACAACTTCTTGACACAATAAATACGGCAGGTGTAGATCCAGATAAGCTGAAGAAACTACTGATGAGTAACGAAAGGTTTGCCAAGTTACTCAAAGCTATGGGGGTTGACCCACCTACCAAGATAAGTCCTACCACTGGTAAGAAGACATGGGCATTTGCCAAGACAGATGCAGGGTTCATTGACCTATGTGAAAGTGGTGTACCTAAAGTACAAGCCTTATGCCAAGCAAGGTTAGGTATCAAGTCCACCATTGAGGAGACTAGAACAGAGAACCTAATCAAAGTTGCTGACAGAGGTAGGCTACCTATCATGCTGAATTACTATGGCGCACACACTGGTAGGTTTAGTGGTGGTGACAAGCTGAACCTACAGAACCTACCAAGGAATGGTGCTATACGTTCTGCTCTAACTGCCCCAGCGAAACATAAACTGATAGCTTGTGACTCATCACAGATAGAGGCAAGAGTACTAGCACACCTAGCAGGTCAAGATGATTTGGTTGAAGCCTTTAGGCAAGGGCGTGATGTATACAGTGAGTTTGCATCCACTGTATATGGCAGGACTATAACCAAAGATGACAAGCTAGAAAGGTTTGTTGGTAAGACTTGTATACTAGGCTTAGGTTATGGCATGGGTGCAGAGAAGTTTCGTAGCACACTAGCACTAGGCATGGGTGGTCTCAAGGTAGACATACCAGAGGAAGAAGCCAAACGTATTGTATATCTATATAGAGATAAGAACTCTCGTATCACTGCACTATGGCAACGTTGTCAATCGGCATTGTCTGACATGATAGCAGGGCGAGGTGGTGTCATCTCTGATTACGTGTCGTATGACAAGCAAGGCATACTGTTACCAAACAAGTTACGGATACAATATCCTGCGCTCAATCATACTGATAGTAACTTTAGATATATATCTGACTCACGGACATATCGAAAGATTATGACTGCTAGAGTTCAAGGGGAAGATGTTCCCCACAATAACTGGACTTATATCTATGGCGGCAAGGTCGTAGAGAATATAGTTCAAGCACTGGCACGAATAGTAGTGGCAGAGCAAATGGTGTCTCTCGGACAATCATATCATGTATCGTTTCAAGTACACGATGAGCTAATCATTTGTGTCCCTGAGCATGATGTGACACACGCACGTCAACTTGTTGAGAGACGAATGTCAACTGCACCTGTCTGGGCTAAGGACTTGCCAGTGGCTTGTGAGTCTGGAGTCGGTGCTAATTATGGAGAAGCTAAATGAGCAAACCTACAATACACGACATTAAGGAAGTCGTGAATAACAAGTGGCGTGAAGAACTACTTGAAGGACTTGATGAGGTCAAGCAAGCAATTAAAGAAGCAGAGATAGCAGAGAGTATGCTAGTCATGGTTAAGTTGAATGGAAACTATGTAAGGTTTTCATCACAGATTACTGACACTATGCCTTTGATTGCACAGCTTGAACTACTCAAGTATGACATAATGAAACGTATGAAGAAGGAGGACTAAGTGAGTAAATTTAATGACGAAGTAAGCATAGCTGTAATAAAGATTGTAAAGTTATGCACAGACGAACTACTCAAAGAGAGTGGTGACAAGAGAACCACAGAGAGTGCTTTACAGTTTGGCAGACGAGAGATTGCCAAAGACATTCTACTGATACTGAAAGATATTGAGGTGAAGTGATGGGTAAAGTTAAAGCATTGCTGATGGATGCAGAGCAGACACTTGATGAGTGTCTCACTGACAAAGGCATGACCAATGAACAAGCCTTACGCTATATAAAAGAGAAACATGGTGGCATGGCTATGAACCATTGTGAGTGGAAACTTAAACATTTCATGGAGAATGATGTTGACGATCAGCTTACAGTAGAGTAAAGTTATAGTATGACACAGTTAAGCCATTCATATTCTTCATTGAAGATGTACGAGAACTGTCCTAAGCGTTACTATCACCAAAGGATTACGAAGGAAGTATCCGACAGTGGTAGTGACGCTACTCGGTACGGTGAACGTGTACACAGGGCCCTAGAAGAACGACTGTTAGATGACAACGAGTTGTCACAAGAAACTATACAGTACGAAGCCTTGTGTAAAAGCATTGTAAGAATGAAAGAACACCCATTGTTTGACCAGTTATTACTGGAAGAACGTATGACTTTAACTGATAACTTTACACCAACAGGTTGGTGGTCTGATGATGCATGGTTGAGATCTATACTAGACGTATTAGTTCTGTTTGAAGACAGAGCTATAGTTATGGATTGGAAGACTGGCAAACGTAGACCAGACTTTACACAGTTAGAAATGTTTGCATTACAAGTCTTTGCTCACTTCCCTCATATACAGACAGTCATAACATCTTTTGTATGGCTCAAAGATATGAAGCAAGATAAGCGAGAGTTCTGTAGAGATTTATCTGGTGAGATGCAAGGTCATCTTAATGGTAGGATAGAAAGAATAAACCTATCATTAAAGAACGATGACTTCCCTGCAAAGCCAAGTGGACTGTGCCGATGGTGTCCTTGTTATGAGTGGTGCGAATATGCGGCTTGACACTATTGTAAGGTTATGTTATGGCTACTACACCAGAAGGTCGTGTAAAAAATAGACTTAAGTATCTGTTTAAGAGGCTTGATGTATGGTACTTCATGCCACAAGCAGGTGCTTTTGGTAAAGCAGGTATCCCTGACTTCGTACTTATCGTGGAGGGTAGGTTCGTAGGAGTGGAGTGTAAAGCAGGTAGAATTAAGAGACCTACTTTATTACAACAACTAGCTATGGAAGGGATAGAAAAAGCAGGAGGTAAATGTTTTGTTGTGTATGATTATGACACACAAGACGAATTGGAAAGGTGGATATTAAATGCTCGTAATACCAAAGGTGCAGGGGTTAGCACTAAAACTTAACAACCCCCAGATAGTTCTGGACAGCATACCAACTGCCAAGCCGTTGTCAGTTCGTGGTAATAACGTAGTTGTATTACCCCATAAACTCACAGAGGTATGGGCGTTACGTAAGCTAGGTATCAATGCGCCTTCACCTATCATGCATTACTATGATTGGAAGGGTAAGTTCAAACCATATGAACATCAGCGTAATACTGCTAGCTTTCTAACTATACACAACAAGTGTCTAGTATTAAATGAGATAGGTACTGGTAAAACACAGTCAGCTTTATGGGCGGCTGATTACCTTATGGAATTAGGTGTAGTTAAGAAGTGTTTAATACTATCCCCTTTGTCTACACTAGAACGTGTTTGGAGTGACGCTATCTTTATGAACTTTATAGATAGACGTGCCACTGTATTGTATGGGTCAGCAGAACGTAGACGTAAGCTACTAAAGATACCATCAGATTTTTATATAATTAACCATGATGGTTTCCAAGTGGTAATGGATGACCTTAATGATTTTGATTTAGTTATTGTAGATGAAGCGGCTGTATATAGAACACCATCTACCAATAGGTTCAAGCTGTTTCGTAAGTGGTTGAATAAAAATCCAGATGTAAGGTTGTGGTTGATGACTGGTACACCCACACCTAATGACCCTACTGATGCATGGACTCTAGCTAAGATGGTACAGAACCCTCATGTAGCTAAGACATACACTGCATTCAAAGAAGCTACCATGATGAAGATAGGACAATGGAAGTGGTTGCCTAGACCAGAGAGTGTAGAGTTAGTAAAGCACGTACTACAACCTGCTGTACGATACACAAGAGATGAATGCTTTGACTTACCATCTACAGTGTATCAAACAAGAGAAGTAAAACTAACTAAAGAACAAGAGCAACACTACAAGAGTATGCTACGTAGCTTTGTTACAGAGGTACAAGCAGAAGGTAGAATTACTGCTGTCAATGAAGCAGTCAAGATGCAGAAACTAGTGCAGATAAGTTGTGGTGTAGCTTATGGTGATGATGGTCGTAACATAGAACTAGATGCATCACCACGTATCAATGTTGTTAAAGATATTATAGATGAAGCAGGTGGCAAGGTCATTGTATTTGTACCACTGACTGGCACACTGCATATGCTTAACAAAGAATTATCAAAACATTACACCACTGGTGTAGTGAATGGTGATGTCTCAGCCAAGGTAAGGAATGAAATATTTTATAACTTTCAAGAGACTGAAGACCCAAGAGTATTGATAGCACATCCTGCTACTATGGCTCATGGTCTTACATTAACTGCGGCTAGTACTGTTGTATGGTATGGGCCGATCAATAGTAACGAACAATACACACAAGCTAACGGTAGAGTGGAGCGTATAGGCAAACGTCATACGGCTAACGTTATACATATAGAAGCTACTCAACTTGAGTATCGAATGTATGAACGCTTGAAGAACAAGCAAGCATTGCAAGGTGTATTGTTAGATTTAATCCAAGAGATGGGAGAGTGATATGAAAATGGAAGATGTCATTAAGGCATATATCACCCTACGCAATCAGAAAGATGCGATAGAAGGTGAGGTAAAGGACAAGGTTAAATCCATCAAAGAGAAGATGGTAAAGCTAGAAGCCTACATAAAGAAACAAGCTGATGAACAAGGTGTTACATCATTCAAGACTGGGAATGGTACAGCGTTTGTAACTACTACAGACTTTGCACAAGTAGCAGACTGGGATGCGATACTAGGTTTTATCAAACAGAATGAAGCATGGGATATGTTGGAGAAACGTGTAAGTAAGAACGCAGTACGTGGGTACATAGACGAACACAAAGAAGTACCTAGTGGTGTGAACTACGGCACTCGTATCGACATCAATGTTCGTAAGCCAAGTACAAAGGTAGAATAATGATACCTAGAATATCAACAAAAGGAATGGTGTTCTCTTTGCTGTCAGCTGCAGGTGACATCGACACTCTTGCCACAACACGTTTGTCTGTGATTGTTGTCGGTGCTAATCCAGCGCTGTCAAAAAGTTTTTACAAAGGTGAATACTTTGAAGATACAGCAAAGCCAGATTGTTATTCGTTAAATGGTAAGACACCAGATAAAGATTGCGATGACCCCCAGTCTGATATGTGCGCATTGTGTCCACAGAATGCATGGGGTTCACGTACTACACCTACTGGTCAGCGTGTGAAAGCGTGTGCTGATCAAAAGAGACTCGCAGTTGTATTAACTGATGACCCTAAAGGTACAGTTTATCTACTGCAAGTAACCCCTACTTCACTGAAGAACTTGAATGGATACCAAAAGGTATTACAAGGTAAGTCTATATCTCCAGAGATAGCAAAGACTAGAGTATCTATAGATACATCCCTTGGGTTTCCAAAGTTAGAGTTTGACTTCGGTGGGTTTGTAGAGGAGACCACACAAGAACATATTGACGGTCTGTGTGGTACAGAAGAAGTCAAGATAGTAACAGGCGAGTTGTCTGCCTCTGAACGACAACTAACATTCAGTGATTTTGGATTCACTGAAGAAAATGGTTTTACAGAAGGAGGTCTAACCAATGAGTAAAACATTTACAACACCGAAAGGGGTAGCGTTCTACCCTTACATTTCTGCACCTGATACTAAGTTCGATGAGCAGGGGCATTACAAAGTTAATCTGTGCATACCAAAGGAGCAAGCACAGCCTATCATCGAACAGATAAAAGGTGAGTTGGTTGCAGGTATTAAGGCACTGAAAGAAGCTAAGCCTAATGCCAAGATCAAACAAGCACCACTGCCGTTTGAAGATGAACTAGATGATAACGATGAACCTACTGGTAACGTGATGATTAAGTTCAAATCAAAAGCCGCCTATAAACCTGCTGTCTTTGATAGCAAGGGTACACCTATGCTTAATTCTAATATCTATGCAGGGTCTGTACTCAAGGTTAATGGGTCTATTGCTTTCTACAATTCACCTGCCGTTGGTGCAGGAACTACACTGCGACTAAGAGCAGTACAAGTTATTGAATATGTCGAAGGTTCTAGTGGTGCAGGTAAGTTTGGCTTTGAAGAAGAAACTGGGTTTACTATCGAAGATACTGAGGAGGTTGAAGACAACAAGCCCGAAGTCGTTGTCGAAGAAAAACCCATCCCAGAAGCTCAGGCGGCAAAGCCGAAACCCAAACCACAACCTGTTGAGCCAGCTCCCGTTAAGGAAGTAAGTTCTGATGCGGATGACTTGGCTAATGAAATTGCTAACTTATTAGATGAGGTAAACACTGATGACTAAACCCTTGGACTTTACCAAGGTTGAGGCGTTAAGGCGACATATGTTGCTGAGTGTACGAGACATAGCTATGGTTTTAGGCGTGTCTCGTATGACCTACTATGGTTGGTTAAAAGGAAAACCTCTACGTAAATCTAATGATGCCAAGGTAAGGGAGAAACTAAGGGATCTATTGGATATTATGAAAGATGGATGGCCTCAACCAGAAGTAATAGCTCTTGAATCTGTTGCTCGTAGACAGAGACTTCTTGAGTTATTGGATAATAACAGTTAGACTAAAGAGGGCTAGAGGGGTTAATTCCGAACACCTCTCTAGCCTTCATAAAGGACAGTGGAATGGATACGTTAGGATTTTTACAGCGAGTCCTACCGTCTGAAGGCTACTACGTTTCTATTGTAGTGAACCCTGATGGGAGAAAGCAGGGATTTTTTCAGACTATAGAAGAACTCGCAACTGCTTGTAAAAGATTAGACAGAGCAGGAAACAATACATACTTTGCAATATCTTCTTTTTGTACAAAAGAAAACAGAAAGCAAGAGAACGTAAATAAAACAAAGGTCATTGCTATTGATGTTGATTGTGGCAATGGCAAACCTTTTGCTGATTGGCGAGAGGGATTAAAAGCATTACAAGATTATATTATTAGAATGAAACTACCAAAGCCTATGGTAGTTAGCAGTGGCAATGGACTGCACGTATACTGGGTACTGACGAAAGAGTTAGAGCCAGACGATTGGAAGCCTATAGCTAATGCAGTAAAGGCTTCAGCACTTGATAAAGGTTTCAAAGCAGACGCAGGGTTGATAGCTAATAGCTCCCTTGTGTTACGCCCTATCGGTACACACAACCCCAAGAATGGTAAAGAGGTCAAGCTACTTATAGATGCTGACCCAGTTACGCCCGAAGAACTATCGGCTAGGCTACACAATTACGTGCTTTCCACAGGGCCCGCTGCAGGACAACAAACATCTGACAACTCGTTGCTAAACAATCTAGCGGCTACTGTAGATTTCCCACCATCAATTAGTTCTTCTATCTATAACAAATGCCAACAAATTAAGTATGCTGTGGATAACCAAGACTCGGTGGCTGAACCAGTTTGGTATAACGCTATAGGTATTGCGGCTTATTGTATAGACCCAGAAGATACTGCACGAAGGTGGAGTGAAAACTATCCTGCATATTCAGAAGAAGCAACTATGTCTAAGCTACGGCATTGGAAAGATGGTGCTACTGGCCCAACTACTTGTGCTAAGTTTGAGGTAGATAACCCTGATGGATGTAAAGGTTGTAAGTATAAAGGTAAGATAACTAGTCCGATACGACTTGGAGTTAGCTACCAAGAGGTACAGCTACAAGAAACACTTGATAAGAATGCCAGTCAAGTACAACTACCTAAACCTTTCAAGCGAACAAAAGATGGCATCAAAATAATCATAGACGATACAGATATAGATGTATGCAGGTTTGATATATATCCTGTGTCATACGGAAAGGATGAGTCACTAGGCTACGAAACAGTTAGATACCACTGGAAAAGACCCCATGTTGGTTGGCAAGAACTGGTGTTACGTCAAGCGTACTTGACTGAAGGGCATCGTGAATTTGCTACAGCTATAGCAGATCAAGGTATTGTCTTGTATAACAAGAAACAAACGGAGTTTTTTCAGCTTATGTTACGTACTTATATGGATGAACTAAGGCAGATTAGGTCGATGTCGAACCTATATGCTTCAATGGGATGGAAAGAGAACAACACACAATTTGTTCTGGGTAATACGTTGTTCCGTAGCTCAGGCGGCGAAGTGACGAAAGATGCAATATCGTTGACCTCGGCATCGAACAAGACTAGCCAAGACTTGTACAGCACCAAAGGCACAGTAGAAAACTGGGTAGAGTTAACTAGCCTATTAGAAAAAGCAGGTATGCCTTGGCATATGTTTGCACTAGGCATTGGATTCTCTGCACCACTATATAACTTTACTGGATTAAAAGGACTTACAATCTCTCTATATGG